AGACGCAGAAGCCGCCCGCGTCCCTCTCGCCCAATTCCTCCACCATCGCCCACCGGATGACCACGGGATGAGCCAGGCCGGGGCGCAGATCGTTGGCTCGATACCAGGTCTTGGCGTGCGCTTCGAGCGCCGCACGTATCTGCGCGTACGGGTGCGAGTAGTCCAGCATTAACTGGGGCGAGCGCCACTGTCCACCGCCCGTCGTCAACGCTGCCCCCACCATGCCCGCTCTCTCCCATACCGGCGCCTGCATATGGCCGACAATCGACCCCAGCCACCGCTCCGGGAAGAGGTGGTCGGTATGAACTTCGACGACGAACTCCGGCTCGAAGTCGGCGCGCAGCATCTGATATCCCAGGTTGCGCCCCCTGGGTATGCCGAGATTCTGCCCCGCCCAATGGACGGCCACACGCGGCTCCTGCTGTGCTAGGAGGTCTAGCCGCTCCTGTGTTTCCCGGCACGTCGAGCCGTTGTCCACTACCTGCAACCGCCAGTCGAACTCGCGCAAGTCGGAATCCAGCAGCGACCGCAGCGCGTAGTCCATGGCCCGGTAGTGGGCAGGGCAGTCCGCCAAGTTACAGGCGAGCAGGTTTATCCCGACCGTCGTTCCGTTCATCCCCGCCCCTGGTGTCCGCCTGGGTTGGCTTTTGTGGCGTTTCTTTGGCGATTTCTGGCGTTTTCGGCTTCATATAGGGTATGGACGGCCTCGCAGTCACCCGTGGCCGCGAAACCATCATCGCCGCCCGCTTCGCTTCCTCGCAGATCGCCCGAAGCGCGACGACCGGGTTGCCCCGGAACTCCGCCTCCGTCACCGTCACCGTCCACTTACAGGCCGTGCAGAAGAAGCTCCGCATACCGCTAACCGCATTTTCGGCAGTCGTCTTGATCGCGTATCGCCCACAGGCCGGACAGGTAGCCTTGTGCCGCATGGCGAAGGCGGCCGCGCCCGCGGGGTCTGTCTGCCGCAACTCCGCCAACTTCTGGTCTATCGCCATCTCTGCTCTCATGCTGTTTCCTTTCGCGTAGACTGTTCTGAATGGACTACTCGTTCCGCGGCGACGTGTGGCGCCTCTGTTCCGAATTCACTTAGCGGCACACCGTCTGGTTCTGCCACCCATTTGAAACACCCGCGTATGCCGAATTCCATCGGCAGATGATCGAGACACGCCCCACCCACTAGGCCCAATACGTGCCTAGCTGCCCACTCCTTCAGCGTCACCGATGGATGCGGAAGGCTCTCTAGCTCAACAATGTGCGTGCCCCTGGGTCGATAGGCCTCTGCCTCCTCGCGATCATCGGTAAAGATGGCGTTGCCCTTGCCCGTAACCAAGTCGCCCGCCTGGTATTCCTCCCCGCCCCGGAACGCGTTATCGTGCTGCGGATAGGCGCCGCCCTCGTCAAACGCCCAAGCGTAAACATCCATCTGCATCGCCTCCTCTCATGCTGCTACCCTTTCTCCCCGCCCGCCTATCGAGAAGCCGGACAGGGAACCGTCCTTGACCTTCGCCCATACCTTGTCATCGCCGACGTAAGCGACCGTCACCCAGCTGCCCTTCAGTACCTCTTGCCTATTCAGGGTGAAGTCCGCCGGCGCAATGTAGTTCTCCACGATGTCGACGCCCGGAGCTTCCCTCTCATGCTGGACACCCATAGTGGCCTTCGCCGCCCGATAGCGCCGCATGAAGTCATGGGCTGCCACCTCGATCTCGTCGGGTGTTACGAAGTCATCCTGCGCATCGGTGTCCCTCTTGTCCCCCGGTTGTAGCACGATGCCGTAGACGATGCGCTTGTCCGCGTCTGCCTTGGCTATGGGGACATACCAGGCCTTTGCCATTGGCGTTCGGTGCATCTTCCCCCTGCGCGTCAGTTCCGCCGCCAGCATGTCGTGGGTTGCGGAAAGGTCGGGCTCCTTGGCGGACTCGGGGCCGGCCTTCCGCGCGAACCACTTCTTTACCCACGCCCCGCCCTGCTGCGTGTATTCCAGCTTGATGTTGGCCCATGCCGCCTGCACGGCCTGGGTGACAAGTTCTTTCGTCTCTTCCTTGCCCTCCAGGATAGCGTTCATAGTCCGCATGGCGATAGCCTTCGCGCCCGCGGGTAGGTTCTTAAACGCCGACGGCAGGTCCGCCACTGTAGAGTAGGGCATATCAGTTCCTCACGGTTTGGTCTTGCATAGCTCGCAAACAGGCTCACCAAAGCGGTTGTTCGTGGTCGCGTTCTGGCCACCACATTGCAGACATGGTCCCATCGGTCCATAGTCTGGTGCGCCCAACAAGGACAGGTTGCTGCCGGGCAGTGGCAACTCGAAGGCGAACCTCAAGCCGGGGCCTCCGCCAGCCTCAAGCCCCAGCAACCAGAGGGGTATATCTATGAGTGGGATGCCGGTTGCCATCACTGCGTCTCCTTCCCCGCCATCGTGTGGGTGAGCGCGTGTAGGCGCGTCAAGTCCCCGTCACTCAGCTTCTTGCACGCCTCCGCCGTCAGCCCCGATAGCGCCGCCTTGTCTACCTCGCTGATCTTTCGGGGTGAGTTTGCCCTGCCCGCCTGCCCCCGCGCCCGCAGGTGGATATGGTCGGCAATCCCCGCCAGATACCGCAGTACAAGAGGCTTCGTCTGCTGGTAGTATGCTTCAAGATACGCTATGCCCCTAGCCATTGGCTGCTATCCTCTCCTGCCGTTGCTCCACCTGTGCCGCCCGGATCGCCCCTGCCAGTTGTGGCATATCGAAATCCTCGGCCAGTAGCACCATATAACCCGGCTTCCACGCCATCCACGTTCCCCGCACGGTCACCGTGTACCGCAGTTCCAGCCCGGACACAGGCAAGCTCACGCCACCGAACATCTGCCAGCGAATGCGGAAGCCTCCGGTAAGCACAAGGGTTGGCCCCTCGATGCCCGTAATGAAGCGCCACTCGCCGCTTGGGTCGCGCGCCTGCCACCGCCTATCTGCTGGCTTGTCCGTCATAATCGCTCCACATAGGCTTCTCGAGCCGCGGCCGCAGGATCGCATACCGCAACCGCCGCCAGAAGGTCGGCCGCCGGTACTGTTGCACGATCTCGTCACCATCCCGATACTCGCCAATGAACATCAGGCCGCGCCGTTCCGCTTCGTTGTCACCCGTCAGACGCGCGCTCGCCAAGGCGACGACGGGGTCCATCCCCTGTAGGCTCAAGCGCCAGGGTTCATCCAATACCCAGGAAGGGAATCGCACATCCGTAGCTCTACCCCAGTGGGGACTGCGTTGGGCGGTCATTTGTCGTCCCCCAGGTGGGCGCGGACCTTGGCGAGTGGCTCCGCCACTATCTTCTCCCAGAGGGATGCGCTCTCGCGAGTGAGAGACATTGCGCCTCTCCAGAGCCGCGCTTTGTCCACCAACTCCTGCACGGCCTCGCGGAAGCTATTGGGGGCATTCTCTCGTTGTCCCGACTCCTTGAACCACGTATCGCAATGGCCGAGCGGGGGCAATGCGTTGCCTGTCCGTTCCGCTATCCGCGCGTCCACCACCGCTTCGATATCCTCGTTTCTCACATAGCCGACGACGCACCCATTTTTCCAGACGGCCGTGAGGTTCGCCAACGCCTCCTTGTTCATCTGTCCTCGCCTCCCAGAAAGTCGTGTACTGTGAAGTGCTCGTGCTCCGGTTCCGGCTCCGGTTTCTTCGCCCGCCGCGTCAGCCAGCGCACCGCCTTGCCGACCGCCCCCTCCTCGCCCTCCGCTTGCAACTCAGCCTCTGGCAGCTTGCCCCGCTGCCTCAGCCACGCTTCCAGTGCCGCGTCCGGTGTGATCGCCCCCGCCGTAATGAGCTTCGAGAGCGGCTCCGCCAGGTCGCCTATGTTCGCCATCTGCAACTCGCCCGGAACGAACCGCGGGTACTCCGTCAACCCCGCAAAGCTGCCCGCGTTCAGGGCGAACAGCCGGGGTACCTCGAAGCGGTTGATAGTCTCGGCTATGACATAGACGAGAATCCCCTCCATGGCAGTCAGGAAGAAGTCCTGGTCGCTCTCGGACTTGCCGAAGCTCCCATGCGCCGACTGCCCCAGCTCGAGGAACTGCGCCAGCATCGACCCGAGTATCTGCCAGTCCAGCCGCCGAATGAGCTTGTCCGAGTCTACCTGCGGCACACCAGGCGAACCTACGAGCGTGAAGTTGATTCCCGCCGGGGTAATGATGCTAGTCTGGTCGTCCAGCCGCAGCGCCGTGCCCGCCTTCTCCAGATAGGCGAGCAGGTTGACCATCTTCGTGTCGGCCGCGTCCCACAGGTTCGGCCCGCCCTCCTGTACGGCGAAGTACGGTACACCCGTGGCGTCGCGTTCATGGCGGATCGCCTCTGAGACCTCGTGCCCCTTCTTGAAGCGCCAGGAGCGATAGGCCGAGCGCAGCATCGACTCGCCCTCGGGATCGCCCAGCCGCCCCTCGACCTTGAAGTGCAGACTGTAGGCGGTGACATTCTCGCCGCTGTTGTCTAGCGTCCCATTGAGTGGAATCAGGACGTTTCCCTGCGCCTCCGGCGTGTACTGGTCGAGCTGATACAGGCCATCTACATCGCCGTCCTCGTCGAAGTGCCAGCCATTCCAGGTCTCCTGCCCGCGGAAGGACCACTTGCGCCAACCCACCAACCCGTCATCATATTTGCTGCGCTTCGTGGGGTCCGCCTGGTCCGGTCCCATACGCCGCTTGTAGATCATCTGCGCCCACGAGGCCCCATAGTCCAGGCAGGTCAACGCCTCCCGCAAGGCCTCCCGCCACGTATCGCTCATGTCATCGGCGAGGGTGCTGAGGTAATCCTGTGCCTTCTGAACGTCCGTCCCTTCTCCGCCCTCGACCCTCCACTCAGGCTTGAGGAGCTGCCACTTGATAGCACGCAAGCCGCGCTTGACGGTCGCATCGTTCAGCGCCATCTCCCGATACTTGGCGCGCCCCTTTGCGCCCTGAAGCTCGACCAGGAACTCCTCCAGGATTTGGGCACCCATGCGCTTGACGCCAGAGGTGCCGATCTGCGCCTGGAGCTTTGCGGCCTCCGTCATTGTCAACGGCGAATGTGCCGGCATATCATAGGTCCCTAAGGTTGGATTCGCCTCGTGAAATCATCCCGCGGAAGTTCGATGGCCGCGTCTTCAGGTCGCCGGGGCCTGGGTACATGCCCACAGTCACAGCCTGCTTTGCCCGGATCTCCGTCCATGCCAAGGCGCAGGCCATTACCCGGTCGTCCCAACCCCCCTCGGGCGCGGCGAACCGGATGTTGCCTGCGGTCGTCTGCGTCATCTCGAACGCCTCGAACTCATTCACCAGTTCGGGGTCGTCCAGGATGGTGATGTCTCCCCGCTCGAATGCCACCACTAGGGCGTCGATCATCTGCCGCTTGCTCTGGGAGGTCGTGGCGAAGGGCGTGATAATCGGCTGTGGTATGCCATTGGTGCTGAACTCCTGGCGCCGTGTGTGCAGGTCCCGCAGGAGGTTGTCGAAAAACGGTTCGCCGGGTCCGTTGGACTCCACTACGCACTTCTGCACTTGGTAGTCACGCAGGAGGCTAATCAGCCGCTCCGCCTGTACCGGATAGCTCACCTGCTGCATCCGCTCGATAGTCACCATGCGACCCGCCGCGTCGAAGATCGTGAAGACGCTGAAGTCGCTGTGCTTGGCAAGGTCAACGCCGCAGACAAGGGGGCGCGTAGGCGGGACGGGGGCGGCACCGATGCGCTCGCGGACATTGCGGAAGACGGCGCCCTCGCCGGTCAGAACCGCCGCCTGATATTCCTGATCGAACCACCGAGCGGGATAGGTTCGGCGCTCCTCATCCATGCGCTCATCGGTAGGCATGGGGCTGAGTTCATGGCGCGTCCCATCATCGTTATAGGCGGGAATCCGAATGCCTATCCATGCAGGATTACCGTTCTGCGTCTGCTGATAGAGCCGAGCAAACCAGTTGTTTCCCTTGGGCGTGGAATTGAAGATCACCCGTCCGAGTCTGCCATGGGAAACCAGCGTCGGCCGTACAGTCAGCCACGCATCCTCACGCATCCGGGCCGCCTCGATCATGTACAGCAGGTCCACCCCCGCCGACACGAGAGTATCGGGATGGTCCGCCGACCGGATCGCGATATGCGTCCCGTCCTTGAGGTCCATTTCCTGCGGCTTGCTATTGATAAGGCGGGCCACATCGGACTGCGGCACCATACGCTTGAGGTCAGTCCAGAGTTCATCGGCGAGGGTGTAGGTGGGCACCACAAACCAGACGACAACAGGCGGGTTGAGCTGCGAACGGTCGAGCTTGAGTAGCGCCTTCGTCTGTTCCAGCATGTCGTAGATGCACAGCCAGTTCTTACCCCAGCGCCGGTGAATCATCAAGCAGATGAACCGAGCCGCCCCGAGAAGCAGGTTCTCGCGGACGTACTGCTGGCCGGCGTGGAGGGTCGGCTTCATAACCTGCTGCCCGCCCGCGCTCTTTGCCACCTCCACCAGTTCAGTCGCTATCGCCATGCTCTACCTTGCCATTGCTACTGAACGCCTCATCCATGCGCCGTGCCGTGTCCTCCCATAGGTCCTGCGGCACAACGTCTCGAATGATCTTGGCTATCTGTTGTTCCTGCTGCTTCGTCAGCCGCGTCTCCACAATCGCCGTCGGCTTCGACTCCTCTAGCCGCTCGTGTGTCGCCCCCTTGTCGAACATCGGCGCTATCTGTCGCGCAATGGCCGCCAACTTCATAAGACGATCCGTGCCCATAGTCTCGCCACACTTCGGGCACTTGAGCACCTGTTTGTGCTCCCCCGCCTGGAGTGCCAATCCCAACTCCGTCGCGGCCGCCGTCGCCACCGACCGCAGAATCCGGGCCCCCCCGAGGCGCGTCTTCCGCTGCTTCTCCCGCTCGTCTGCCTCCTCAAGTTGTTCGTTAATGCGCCTCTCGAACGTCCGGTGCTCGGCCTCAGCCCGCACGCTCTCCTCGTAGGCGGCAACGCGGTCAACCCAGCCCCATTGGGCCGACCATCGCTCCATTAGCGGCATGGATTTTCCCAACCGCTTCCCTACGTCTTCCAGACGACGGGCATCCCCCATGTCGCGGTAACACAGG